TTATTTGGTCATGTTATTAAAAAATTCATCGTTAGTTTTGGCGTCTTTTAGGCGGTCAAGTAAAAATTCGGTCGCCTGATAATCATCCATCGGCTGTAACAGTTTGCGAAGCACCCACACTTTACGAAGCATTTCTTCATCGACGAGACGTTCTTCACGGCGGGTGGATGATTTTTTGATGTTGATGGCAGGGAAAATGCGACGTTCGGCAAGCTCTCGCTCCAAGGTAATCTCTTGGTTGCCCGTGCCTTTAAATTCTTCAAAAATCACGCTGTCCATCTTCGAGCCTGTGTCAGTCAGAGCGGTAGAGATGATGGTCAAGCTCCCCCCTTCTTCGACATTACGAGCCGCTCCAAAAAAGCGTTTTGGACGCTCCAACGCATTGGCATCCACACCCCCTGTCAGCACCTTGCCGCTTGATGGGATGACCGTATTGTAGGCACGGGCTAAGCGTGTGATACTATCTAGCAGGATGACCACGTCTTGTTTATGCTCAACAAGGCGTTTGGCTTTTTCGATGACCATCTCAGCTACTTGGATATGGCGTTGTGGCGGTTCGTCAAAGGTCGATGCCACCACCTCGCCACGCACGGTACGTTGCATTTCGGTCACTTCTTCGGGGCGTTCGTCAATGAGCAGAACGATAAGATAGCACTCGGGGTGGTTTTTTGAGATGGCTTGGGCGATGTTTTGTAGTAGTACCGTCTTACCTGCCTTGGGTGGGGCGACGATGATGGAACGCTGACCCTTACCAATGGGGGCAATGAGGTCAATCACACGCCCTGTCAAATCTTCGGTCGTGCCGTTGCCCACTTCTAGACGTAACTGCTCGGTCGGGAAAAGCGGTGTTAGGTTCTCAAAGATGAGCTTATGGCGTGAGCGGTCAGGCGTGTCAAAGTTAATCTCACTGACCTTTAATAGAGCAAAATACCGCTCACCATCTTTGGGCGGTCTGATTTGCCCTGCGATAGAATCGCCTGTTTGCAGGTTAAAACGGCGGATTTGGCTTGGGCTGACATAAATGTCGTCAGGCCCTGCCAAATATGACCCTTCTGATGAACGCAAAAAGCCAAAACCATCTGGCAAAATCTCCAATACGCCATCGCCATAAATCGGCTCGCCGTTTTTGGCGTGGGTTTTTAGAACGGCAAAAATAATGTCTTGTTTACGGCTACGAGCCATGTTTTCAAGCCCCATTTGCTCAGCAATGTATAGCAACTCACTGACAGGCTTGCGTTTTAGTTCGGTCAAATTCATGAGATGATCTAGATAAGATGTGTAGAAGTGAAAATAAAATGAACTCCGCCAAGAAAAAAGTCAAGGACTGACGGGGGCGGTAAAAATATGAAAGGATAAATCAGCCACTCATAATAACTGCTCTTTGCCTGAATGTCAAGGGCTTGGGGGTGATTTTTTGATATGCCAAAGGCTAGTCGTTGACGTATGACTAGGACATAATAGATTTCGGCATTTACAATAAAAATATCTGCCTAAAAAAACAGGTTGAGAGCAGGGGAGGGTTGCTCACTTTATTAAGAGAAATAAGAGCCTTGAATCCTCCATCAGACACACCCTAATTAAAATCATGGGCTCTGGTTTAAAAAGTATGCTACAAAGAAAACCGTTCGTGGCGAGCTATGCCTGCCCATAACGGTTTTCCTACCCGCAGGCAGGCTCAGGGCGAACGGAAAACCTAGTTTTATGGGGGACTGATTAAACCTGCATAGACCAAACCAGAGAGCCAACCAAGCCCGAGCCATTGATACACCTAAGCTGTGGGCAGGTGGGCGGTCAAGAATATGCACAAAACAAAATGATAAAAACTGATGAAAAGTGATAGAAAAATGATAAAAAAACCTGCATAAATGATGAGACTTTGATAAGTGTTTAAATGGTGTTTAAAAACGTTTAAACGCTCATTAAATAGAGTCCAAACCCAAGCGACCCTACCAAGTAGCGGTCGCTTTTTTATGTGTGCGTGGTGGGGCTAGTGTGGTAGGTCGTAGCTGATGTGGACGACTTGCCCATAAATTTCAACATCAGAGTTGTCTAGGTCGGCTTTTGATAAGTCTATGGGGTCGTAAATGGTGTTGTCGCTGATGAGCCGTAGTCCTGTCGGTAGCCATTGAATACGCTTGATATAAAGCTGGTCGCCAATGCGGACAACATAGATGCGACCGTCCTTGGCTTGATTTTTGATTTATCAATTAAGATGGTGGCATTTTCTTAGGATTGTGGGGGACATTAGGTAAAAGTTTACCACTACAAACTTTTACCTTTTTGGGTTTTGGGATAAGTAGGTAAAAGTTTAAAAAAATACAATAATAACAATGGGTTATACAAAATTTCAGAAAAAGTAGCAAAAACCAACTTTTACCCAATCAAAATAGATAAGGTAAAAGTTAGATAATAGTTTAACTGACTACTTATTAGCCATTCTGACCTTGTAAGCAACTGCTTGATAGGCTTGTTTTAATCGGACATCATCAAGTTCGGTGGAGCTGGTTACACCGTGTCTTTCTTGTAAGTAATTCCGATACCAATCATCTAAACCAAGTTTTTTGATATTGGTATGAATGTACGCATATTGGCGTTTGCGGACGGCATCAGTATCTGTTTTTTTGGCAGTTTTGGTATCGGACAATCTGCCTATCCAACTTTGCAAATGCTTTCTTGCGGTTTCATATTTATCAAGTGGAATGAGTGAGTATTTGGGTACTTTCATTTTTTTATTTAATGAAGCCCAAACCGCTTGATGACCCTTTGCAGATTGTGCTGTTCTGTATTTTTGTTCTAATTCCACAACTTCATCTACCAATCTTTTTAGGTTGGCTCGTTGTTCGTCTGTAATATGCTCAATGCCGGGCTTAACTTCGGCTACTGTTTTTGTGATGTGTTTTTGGGTGTTTACTTGGTGGACGGTAGAACCTGCTCCTGCAAGCACACCAGAAACACCGCCTTGAATGTTGTTGGTTTGTCCTTGTGGTTCGCTTACAGGCTTGTTGCTGTCAGTATTGCGAACCCCTGTAATAATGTAGTAAATGTCAAAGCCAAGTTGGTCAAGTGCGTATAAAAACCCAACCGTCATTTCACTACGCCCAGTCTCATAATTGATGTACTGCTGGCGACTTTTGCCTGTTTTTTCGGCAAGTGCATTTTGACTAAAACCGTGTGTAGCTCTTTCAGAGGTTAATCTTAGGGCGACTTCTTGAATGTCAAACATAAAAAAATTTCCTTTTTTTAGTACAAAATTATTGACAAGTAAAAAATATTGTACTACTATATGCACAATTCAAACAAACTAGCTTTTGTTTGAACAATAGTAAGCCAACACTCTCAAAGGGGTAACAATGAAAGCGTTAAAAACTGCCGAGCAGGTCAAAGCGGAATATCGTGCCAAAGGCATTCCGCTGTCTAGGGTTGCCGAAGAAAAGGGCTGGCGACCACAGGACATCTATAAGGTACTAAATGGGCAAAGTCGTGGACACTATGGTATCGGACACGAGATTGCGGTGTATTTTGGGTTAAAACATAGTGCTGATGATCTGCTATAAAAGTTTGAACATTATAGCACAAATTGGCATAAAAACCAACTAAAACGGTGGTTATTGTGTTGAAAATTAAAGAGTTTTATTCGGCTTTGGAATTGTCAAATTTGGGTTTGGGTGAACTGCCGAAAACAACGAAAGGTATTATCGCCCGTGCCAAAAAAGAAAACTGGCTCTCTCGCCCCCGCACGGGCAAAGGCGGCGGCTTAGAATATGCCTTTGACAGCCTGCCCAAAGCGGTGCAAGACGAAATCCGCACCAAGCACCTTATGGCACAAGTCAAGGGCAATGCTCCTGTCGTGCGGGTCAGCGGTGCAGAAAAAGCACTTATCGCCAGTGAGCGAGATGTGGCGGACTTGACCGATAAAGACCGCTTGATAGCGGATAGTCGGCTACTGATGGCACTTCTTGTTTCTCTGTATGCCTTAGAGCAAAATTTGCCAAAAACCCGTGCGATTAAACTTGTGTCCAAGCTGTCTCGGGCGGGCAAGTTGCCCACGCTTGACGGCACAGACTATAACCAAATCTGTCGGCAGGCGGTGGCTCGTAAAAACACGGGCAGTCTGGGCGTGGGTACACGAGCCTTGCACGAATGGGTGCTAAATGCGGACAATGCAGGGCGTGGCGAACAAATGTTACAAGTCTTTGCCCCACACAAACAAGGTCGCCCACAAATTGAAGTCGTCAATGTGGCGTGGCTTGCCGATTTTATGGCGGTGTATCGTAACACCAATGGGGTATGTGTGGCGGAAGCCTATCGGGGCTTTGTCCTTAATTATCAGATTGCCGAGCAACACCTTGCTGACAATAGGCAAATGGCGTATGAACTGCCAAGCCTTGCCCAAGTGCGTGGCATACTTGCCAAAATCCCAAACCACATCCTACAAATTGGCAGAAAAACAGGGGCAAGCCTACGGGCACTCCGTACTTATGTCAAGCGGGATTGGTCGGTGCTCAAAGCCAACGATGTGTGGGTAGGCGATGGGCATAGCTTAAACATGAAAGTGGCTCACCCCGACCACGGCAGACCCTTTACGCCTGAGCTGACGCTCATTATGGACACCGCCAGTCGGTACATTGTGGGGTGGAGCCTCTCGTATAGTGAAAGTGCCTTTGCGGTGGCGGATGCCCTACGCTTTGCAATGATGGTCAATGGCATACCTGCCATTTATTACAGCGACAACGGTGGCGGTCAGACCAATAAGACGATGGATGCCGACATTGTGGGGATTTTGCCCCGTCTTGGGGTACACCACGAAACGGGAATCCCCGGCAATCCGCAGGGACGTGGGATTATTGAACGGGTAATGAAAACGCTTGCCCACCCAATTGCAAGGGCTTTTCCTACTTATTTTGGTCCGAATGCAGACTCGGACACCGTTCGCCAAACCTTGACGGCGGTGGACAGCCTCGCCAAACATCAAAACGATGTGCGTAAAAAGGATAAGCCTTTGACACCCAAGCAAAAGTCAGCGATTGGCAAACTTCCCACTTGGGGTGAGTTATTTGTGGTCATTGAACAAGCGGTGCATTGGTATAATACTGAACATAGGCACAGCGAGCTTGGTGGAGCAACTCCAAAAGCGGTGCGTGAGTATCTCTTGGGTCAGCTTGAAGATGGCGAATATGTGCAATTATTGCCCAATGAAGCCCGTGATATGTACCGCCCAAGCGTGGTGCGTGTGGTGCAACGGGCTTGGATTAGTGTGTATAACAATGAGTATTGGCACAAAGCCCTTGAAGACTATGATGGTAAAAAGGTACAGGTGCATATAGACCAACACGACCCACAGTCGGTCATTGTCAAAACCTTAGAAGGTAAGTATCTGTGTGATGCGGTGCTAAACGGCAATAAAAAAGATGCCTTCCCGCTCTCACTTGTGGAGCGAGCCAAAGTGGGTCGTACCAATGCCCGCCTTGCACGGCTTGACGATGAAGCCCAAAAAGCCAAGCTGGAACTGCGTAAAACTTTACAGATTGAAGCAAGCGAGAGCTTTGGCGAATTGGGTGGGTTTTTTGCCCTACAAGAGACACAAAGGGTGCAAAGCGAGAGCGATGATGATTTTGTACTTTTTGAACACGAGCTTAAAAAATTTGGTTAATTGGAGTAATGAAAAATGAGCGTTGAACTTTTAAAGCAATATCAACAAGATAACGGCTTATCCCAAGCCAAACTTGCCACCCTTTTGGGCGTGTCGCCTGCGGTGATTAGCCAGTACCTTAAAGGCGAATACAAGGGCGATGTGGATAACATTGATAAAAAAGTGGGCGAAATGCTAGGGCGAGCCCGTGACAAAGCCTGTGATGTCAAAACCGACTTTGTCGCCATGCCCACCGCCCAAAAAATCCTAGAAGTCTGCTCTATGGCTCACACGATGAATGACATCAATCTTGTCATTGGTGAAGCGGGGCTTGGCAAAACAATGGCAATCAAACACTATGCCCAAACCTTTGAAAATGTGGTGCTGATTGAGACTGAGCCGACATTTAGCCCCAAAGTGCTACTCATTGAGCTTTGCAACAAACTTGGCATTCCACCATCTCGTTCTAACCACGACAACATTGCCAACATTATTGAGAAATTAAACGGCTCTGACCGCTTGATTATCATTGATGAAGCCGAACTCTTGTCTTATAAATGCCTTGAAGTGATACGCCGTATTCACGACAAGTCGGGCGTGGGCGTGATTTTGGCGGGTATGCCCCGACTTCGCACCAATTTGCGAGGCAAACGAGGCGAGTATAAGCAGTTGTACAGTCGCATTGGCTTTGTCTGTGATTTGGCTGACCGTTTGCCCGATGATGACATTGGCGAGCTGATTTTTGGGGTGTTTGGCACAAATGACTTTAATGACAGCTTTGTCAAGGCAAGTGGTGGCAACGCCCGCCGTTTGTCCAAGCTGATTCGGGGCGTGAACCGTATCGCCAAAATGAACAATAAGCCCATCAACGCCAAGATGGTGGAAAGAATTAGCCAGATGTTGATTGATTAAGGGGTAAAAAAATGCTGATGAATAAAGACGAAGCACAAACATTAGTCAATATCCACGGACTTGAACGGTCAAAAGATATTGTTGCCAACTGTCCAAAAGACTGCACGCATTACTCGTGGAAACTGGGCGACACAGGTGTCCTTGACAAAACGGTTTGTATTGCAGACTTAAAAAGAGCTTTGGAGATATTAGAAGATGACCACTAAGGAAAAACGCACACTCATCGCCAAAATCCATATCGCCCAAAAAGATTTGTGTATGGACGATGCCACTTATCGTGATGTCCTAATCCGTGTTACTGGCAAAAATAGCTGTAAAGACATGACTTTAAACGAACTTAAAAAAGTCATTCAAGACTTCAAACGGCTTGGCTTTAAAGTCAAACAAAGCTGGCAAAAGGTGACTCCCAAACATGGGCGTAAACCCACCACCACGCCAGACCGTGAGGCGATGCTCTCTAAAATCGAGGCAATGCTTACTGATATGAACCTGCATTGGCACTATGCTCACGGCATGGCTAAAAATATGTTTGGTGTGGACATGGTGCATTGGCTGGACGCCCAAAAGATGTACAAAGTCGTGCAAGCTCTGGCGGTGTATCAAAAACGCCATGCCAATAGCCAAACGGCAAAATAAAAACCCAAGTTGGCAGACTTGGGCAAATTAGGGACGAACAACCCCTACGCATATTTTAACAAGAAAACTGGGTAAATACAAGGGGTAGATAATGAAAGTAGATATACACACCATGACACACACCGACACAATAACCGATATGTTGCCAGAGCAAATCAAAGAGCTGGCTTGCCTGATTGGGCTGACAGCGACTTTGACACTCGTGGATAAGTTTGGCGGACTGTCTTTTGAAATGCCACACAGCACCAACACCAAAAACGGCAAATGGTTGGTGCGTGAGCTGGGGGCGGACATCGCCAACGTTCTAATAGACAGACACAAAGGCGAGAAGCTCTATATCAACAACTGCGATGCCCTGCGTGTGTATCTACGCAATCAAGCTCTGGTCGGTGCTATCTTGGCGTGCATGGAGACAGGCACATCACAGCACAGAGCGATACAAGAGACCGCCCCTGTATTTGGTATCACAGAACGCCGAGCCTATGAAATCTTAAAAGAGATGACAGCAGGTAAGGCACAGCTCAACCTTTTTTGACTTTTTGATTTTTTAGTTTTTGACATGAGAGATAACATGAGCCACCCCATCAACCTATTAACCCAAATATGGCAAGACATCGAGAGCATGCTGGACATGCAAGAAAAAATCACTGTCGTACTAGATGGCGAGCCTGTGACGTTACAGGGTCGTCTGCAAGTATCAGCCTTTAAGCTTGGATTGCTTGTCGCTTATGCGTGTATGCGACAAGCCATTCAAATAGACACCAAACCACAAACAAGGAGAATTTATGAAACCTAGCACTTACCAAGCACCCTGCACCCCACGCCCAAAGGCAGTCAAACCCAGTCTGGATGAATGGCTAAAAGAACAAGGTCGCCATCAGAGCTTGGAGCGTCTAGACAGACAGATGACGGACGTACTGGCACGCCAAGACAGACAAGCAAACTGGCTATTATTCTTTATCGTGCTACACGTGATACATCTTATCATTGCTTTAATATGTTTTATTTGAGTTTTATTATATTTAACCAAGCGGAGTAATTTATGACCGAACCTGTTCGACCCACCAAAGCCTTTAAGCGTATTCAGGCAACCATTGATGTCAGCGTTGAAATCGCCTTGCCTGACTATCTAGACCTGTCCGACCCAGAGACTTTTGAGCAAATGTCTGGTTGTGGCTATCCTACTGACAGCGAACAAGATGTCTATGCACACATTGTTAGATTGTTACTAATGGGTGGCGAAAATTGCCAGCACGATGTTTTTGGCTGGCTAAGAGAGGATATTGGTTGGATGAATGCCGATACCAAATACTGCCAACTAGATATTGAAGTTGAACATTGTGAAATTACAGACTGCTAACCAACCAACGGAGTATTTTATGACTACCCCAAAAATTGACACCGTCTCAATGGAAGTGCGAGCTTACAACAAAGACGAAGCCCTAGAAGTCGCCCATAAGTGCAATCAAAATATGTGCGATGGTAAGTTTTCTTACTTTTTGACCGAAAGGCTGGCTTTCAATCAGTATCTTGTGGTTTTAGCTCATAACGAAGACGAAGCGTTAGAAGCACAAGATAGATTTCACGAACGCAATAATGATTACTAACCCCAACCAACGGAGAATGTTATGACCAACCCAAACCCAAACACCCAAACCGCCCCTGAGGGCTATGTGATGAATGCCAAAGGGCATTATGTGCCGTTATCGGCTGTCAAAGAGATTGACAAACTGCGTGATGACGTTGTCCAAGACATCATCAGCCGTGCCAAAGAGCTAAGAAGTCAGATGGTGAATGTTAAAGACATCATGTTTAGCAATTTTTATGACTTTGTGGAGCTGTCTGCCCGTGAGTATGATACCAAGATTGGCGGACAAAAGGGCAATGTTACCTTGATGAGTTTTGATGGCAAATACAAAGTGCAAATGGCTGTCCAAGACAACATCGTCTTTGATGAGCGTCTGCAAGTCGCCAAATCGCTCATCGATGAGTGCCTAAATGAATGGACACAAGGCTCAGATGACAAAATCAAAGCCATCATCAATAATGCCTTTGATGTGGACAAGGAGGGTAAGATTAACACCCGCCGAGTGCTGTCGCTACGCAGTCTTGACATCAATGATGAAAAATGGCTACAAGCGATGGATGCCATCTCGGACGCCATTCAAGTTGTTTCATCTAAGGAGTATATCCGTGTCTATGAGCGAGACAATGACGGTAAATACCAACAAATCACCCTAGATTTTGCCAGCGTATAAGGAGCTAACCATGATACCAAATACACATAGCCTAAGCATCATCAATAACTCAAGTCGCCCCAAAAACGAGCAAGCAGCACACGCTGAGCGTCTGGGCTACTATGCCCAAGCCAAGCGACTGTGGGGGCAGGTCATAGTAGAATCCAAAAAAGACAGCCTGCTACGCCACTGTGCCAGCATTCGCCGAGCCTTTTGTGAGTCAGCCATCAAAAATGGCTATAAACGCCCAGAGTTAAGACTCTAAGGCTAAAACCATAGCACCCCAAGCCAAGCACGGTTTGGGGTGTTTTTTTGATAAAAATTTACCATTTTTATTTGACAAATAGGCGATAATAGCCTATAATACACCACATAAGCCAAGCAATCCTGCTGGGGCAAAACGCTAAGGAGCGACCATGAACAACCCAACCCTTAACCGAGAAATCAAAATGGCAGAGCTAGAACGCATTAAGCTAGAAACTGAAAAAATGAGAGTTGAGGCAGAAAAGTTAAGAGCTGAAACCTACAAGATTCAAAAGGAAACACGGTATTATCCCGCCATAGGCATAGTTATTGCCGTCATCGCCTTAATCGCAGCCATTGCAAGCCCCATCATTACCTACCTACTTACCAAATAACCCAATAGCCCCAATTAGGGGCTATTTTACAAGGATAAAAATATGAAACCCAACGCCCAAACGTCTTATAACCCCGACCCTGACTATTTGCGTGAGCTTATCGCCAAAACAGGCTTGACCCAAAAAGCCGTTGCCGAGCTTGTGGGGGTTAGCCCACGCATGATGAGAAGTTATTTGACCTTTACGGGCAACGCCACTTATCAAAAAGCCCCCTATGCGGTGCAATTTGCCATAGAGTGCCTTGCCAGCCAATAAACAACCCCTGAACCCCGTCATCTTATCCTAACCTTAAACACCCTTTAAAATCCCCTTAAACCAACTTTAAGGGGATTTTTATGTCTGATGTCTTATCAAAACGTTCTTTGAACAACCTAAATGGCGTACATCCGAGCCTTGTCGCCATTGTCAAGCGAGCCATTACCATAACAGGTCAGGACTTTGTGGTGATTGAGGGCGTGCGTAGCCGTGAGCAGTGCATGATTAACTATGGTAAGGGTCGCACCGCCGCCCAGTGTGCCGCCAAAGGCATTCCAGCTCGCTATGCCCGTCCCAAAGAAGCCAAAGTAACTTGGCTTAATAACCCCTTTGCGTCCAAGCACTGTGAGCAAAAAGACGGCTATGGACACGCCATTGACATCTGCCCTTATCCTGTGGATTGGTCGGATTTAAAAAAGTTTGATGCCATTGCCAAAGCCATGTTTGATGCCGAAAAGCAGTTGATTGCCGAAGGTGTTATCTCTAAAGGCACCAATCTACGATGGGGAGCCGATTGGAACAGAAACGGCAAGCCCAGAGAGCGTGGCGAGTCGGATAGTCCGCATTTTGAAATTTTTTAAGGGGCAAGCATGAAACTACAACTTGTCGCAAACTGGCGTAAGGGTTGGCAGTGGTTTAGCACATGGGCGTTTATGCTGATTGCGTTTTTGGCGACCACGCCCCTACCGCCTGAGCTAACGGCCATGCTACCGCCCGTCATGCAGGACAAACTCACCGCAGTCGTGGCGGTGTGTGGTCTGATACTGCGGTTTGTCAGTCAAAGCAAACCGAATAGAGACGGACATGGACGAGAGTATCGCACCCAAGCAGATGACCAAGACGATACAGGGGGTAGACGATGACAAACTCACTTATCATCTTGGCAATCAGCACCGTATTGGGGCTTGTGCAGGCGGTGTTTTGGCGGTGGGTGTCTAATCTATCGGACAGCCAAAAGTCTAACACCGAACAAATCAATGCCGTAAAAGACCAAATCACCAAGCTACAATCAGAAATATACCGAGACTACCCAAGCAAGGCGGACGTACACAAAGACAGTGAGCGTATCATGCAGTCACTGCAAGAGATTAAGACCGAACTTGGCAAGGTCAATGACAAACTAGACAAAAAGGCGGACAAATGAACGAGATAGACCAAGAGGTGCAGCAGGCAGTCAATGCCAAAATACTCTCATCGCTAGACAGTATTCACTGCCAAAACCGCCAAATTGCTCAAAAAATTGACGATTTAGAAAAGAGCGTTACCAAAAAAGCCACCACCGCAGGGGCAATCGCTGGAGCGGTGGCTGGCACGGCAACAAGTGGCTTATTTACCATTGGTATGGAAATCGTCAAAGCCAAATTTGGAGGCTAAATGGCATATTCACAAGACGACAAAGACAAAGTCCGCCGTGCCTACATCTTTGACAAATTATCTCTGGATAAGTGTGTTGAAGTCTATGGCATCAGCTATCCAACCGTGCAACGCTGGAAAAAAGATGCTTTGGCAAGTGGTGATGACTGGGACAAAATCCGTACTGCCCAAACGTTGGCAGGCGGTGAAATGGAAGATACGGCAAGAGAGCTTTTAACTGACCTAATCATTATCTTTAAAAACACCACCGACAGCGTCAAAAGTGATGAGATTGACTCGGTTACCAAAGTCAAGCTCTTGGCGAGCCTTGCCGACAGTTACAATAAAGCGGTGAGTGCCAACCGCAAACTCATGCCCGTAACCGACAAACTCGCCATTGCCATGACAGTCATGGAAATGCTAGGCAAGTATATCCAAGACACCAAACCCGAAGCAATGCCTGTATTTATAGAAATTTTGGTGCCATTTGGCGAAGTGTTAAGTAAAGAATTTGAATGATTGGAGGATTAAGCAAAATGCGATTATCTGAATTTGTAAAAAAGTATCAAGCGGAATTTCCATATTATTTTGGCATTATTATGGTGGTGTTATTAGTTTGGTTTTTTTATTGGATGATAACTCATAGACCGCCTTACATCGTCCAACAAGAACAAGCCAAACCCCTTGTACAGGCTTATGTGGATAAATATGGAGCAACCAACCGCTTTTTGTGTGATAACGGCATTTATGTGGAAGAATACATTGACAGCTATGGCGAAATCACAAGACGGGTAATGACCAATAAGGATTTGACCGTCAAATCTGCCCTGCGGTGTTCTGATAATGTCAGTATTAAGACAACTGAGATGGTCGGTGGTGGGTTTTAGGGGTAGATATGGCAAAATCAAAACTTCTTCGTTCCAAAGAATTTTTAACCCAGCTCGCTGAACTGGCAACAGGCTATCGCACCGCCATTGAATCGGTGGCGGATAACTGGGACATCAGCCCGACAGCGATTAGCGAGCGTGTGGCACAGGTTTTTGACCCACTTACAGGCTTTGATTATTTTGTGGGTGTCTATTTTCCACATTATGTCAGAAGCTCGCACAAATCGGAATTGCATAAATATCTGTTTGACAAATTACCCAAAGTCGCAAACGACACCGACAGCCGATATTTGGCAATTGCTGCACCCCGTGGCGAAGCCAAATCCACGTTGGTTAGTCAGCTCTACAACCTTTGGAAAATCGTGCGGGGCATTACCAAATACAGTCTAATTGTGATGGACAGCCTAGACCAAGCCTATCCGATGTTGGAAGCGATAAAGGCGGAGCTGGAATTTAACCCCCGTTTAAAGTCAGATTTCCCCGATGTCGCAGGCGTAGGAAGGGTGTGGCAAGCAGGTACAATCGTTACCAAAAACGGTATCAAGGTGCAAGTAGCAGGGGCGGGCAAAAAACTACGGGGTCTAAGACACGGGCCATATCGCCCCGACACCGCCACCCTTGATGATATTGAGAATGACGAAAATGTCCGAAATCCAGAACAGCGAGATAAGCTGAACTCGTGGCTCACCAAAACCATCATGCCACTTGGGGCGGCAGGGGAGAAGTTTGACATCATCTACATCGGCACAATCCTACACTATGACAGCGTGCTAAACCGTACGCTAAACAATGCAGGGTGGGAATCGGCACGCTTTAAAGCCATTATCCAATGGCCCGAAAATATGGCACTTTGGGACGAATGGGAATGCTTGTACAAATCCAAGCAGATTGACGAAGCTAATGAGTTTTATGTCAAGCATAAAAAGAAAATGGACAAAGGGGCGATTGTTTCTTGGCAAGCTCGCCCTATCCTTGCCCTAATGAAAATCCGTGCAAGGGACGGACACGAAGCCTTTGACTCAGAATACCAAAACGACCCGACCGCAGGGGATGACGCCCCCTTTGCCAAAGCGATGAATTTTTGGCACGACTTGCCTAATAATCTCATCTATTTTGGGGCGGTAGACCCGAGCTTGGGTAAGGCAGGGGCAAGCCGAGACCCGTCCGCCATTGTGATAGCAGGGCTTGACCGCACCACAGGCAAGGTCTATGTGGTGGTGGCAGACATTAAAAAACGCTTGCCCGACCGTATCATCAGTGATGTTATCCATTATCAAAGGCAATATGGGTGCGTGAAATGGGCGGTGGAAAGTGTGCAGTTTCAAGAGTTTTTTAGAACCGAGCTTGTGCGTAGAAGTAGTGAGAGTGGTGTACCAGTGCCTGCCATGCCTGTGAAGCCAACTTCGGATAAATTGCTTAGAATTGAGACCTTACAGCCTTATATGGCAAATGGCTTGCTACTTTTACATACTTCCCAAAGTACGCTGATTGACCAGTTTCGTCATTTCCCCAAAGCTGACCACGATGATGGAGCTGATGCGGTGGAGATGGTGTATAAACTTGCCAGCACTTATGTTAGACAAGCCGAAATTACCCCTATTCATATTCCCACGCCAAGTATGTATTCATAAGGATAAATCATGATTAAACTGCAAGATTTGATAGACAGATTTAGTGAGCAAGAGATAGCACAGCTCACAGACAAAGTTAATTATCAAGTGATTGATGAAACGGTGGTTAATCACGCCATCTCTGACGCTGTTGCCGAAGTCGTGGGCTATCTTAACCCAACGGGGCTTATCGCTAATGGTGTGTATGTCGGCACACCGCCCAAGTCGCTTGTATTAAAGACTTGTGATATTGCTCGCTACTATCTATATGAAAATGGCGTAACGGACATCGTAGAAAAGCGGTATAGACAAGCCATAGACTGGCTACTGCTTGTACAAAAAAATCCGTCCATGCTCACAGGAGCGACTCATGATGACGGCACACACGGCACAAAAAGCGGTATCGCCGTCATGCCAAACCGTCCGCCAAGTATGTGGGAGTAGTCATGACCCAAATAACCATTGATATTAGCAATGACCTGCCCCTACTCCAAGATAACGTAGAGACACTTACCGAAAAACTGGGCGATTTAACCCCGCTCATGCAAGCTATCGGTAGTCTGTTGGAGGGTAGCACTCGTCAGCGATTTTTAGATAAAAAAGCCCCAGACAGCACATCATGGGCAAATCTAATGCCGTCCACACAAACCCAAAAAGGCAACAACAACATTTTGGTAAAAAGTGGCGATTTGATTAGTTCTATCACCAATCACGCTGATAAATACAGCGTAACTGTTGGCACGCCTGAGACTTACGGCGTATATCATCAATTCGGCACAGATAAGATGACCGCCCGACCCTTTTTGGGCTTATCTGATGACGACAAAGAAGAGATTTATGAGCTAATCAATGAGATTTTAATGGACGATTAACCATGACTATAAAAACCACACAAGAACTGTTAAGCACCCAAACGCTATTACCAAAAAAGCGTAACTGGCTTTTTCACAAAAAGAGTAAATGGGGCTTAATGGAACGACGATTTTACCGTGATATGAGGCGACATTTTTTTCCTGTGCATTACCTGTATAGGACATCACAAGAGCTCTCAGAAGACGATTGGCAGTGCTCACTTCGCCGTATAAAGCGACTGTGCCAAATAGGAGTGCGACTGCATTACTCATCAGTGCCGTCTTTAATAGCATGTAAACCTGCGGGGCGAATTTGTCCAAATTGCTCACAAACACAGCAAAGAGTGCCGAGAACAACCAAAATTATCCATGTCAAACCCTTAAATGAGACAAAACACCCATTATAGCAAAACAGTCGCCCAATTTTATAAGGACAATCCCATGAAAAACCACCCCCTTTGGCATGATGATTTTTTGGTGTGCTATCCTGCCTTGCTTGACCGTATTGGCACGATACCACAGGTTAAAAAAGTCCAAGAGATTAAAGAGCTTGCCGAAATAGACAGCCAAACCGTTGCCCCACTAGACGGGGCGGTCTATGTCATCTTTGACGGCATGAGTCCAACCGACTCCAACAATAATGGGCGTGAGCAGGTCATGGAGCTGGGCTTTACGCTGATACTTGCCAAACAGCAGTACAACCCACGCCCACGCATGGATGGCGTGGGGGCGAGCCTGACCGCCATTTGCAAAGCCTTGCAAGGCTACGAGCCTGAGCAGGACGGACGAGCCTTGACCTTATCGCCTTTTGTGCAAAAACAAGCCTTGGCGGTGCGGTATTTTAAAAATTATGCCCTATTCCCACTCCGTTTTACCACCACCGTGGCTGTCATGGGGGACTGATATGTTGGGACTACTAAATAAACTCAAAAGCAAAACCACCCCAAAAGAGACCAAGCCTTTTGATAAAACGGTACTGTTTAGGGCGATTAACACCGCCTTTGATGATTTTGCCAGTGAGACGACAGACGAGAGCTTGGCTAGGCTCATCGCACAGACGGGCAAATCACGCATCCAGATATTAGACACTATCCTAAATGATGATGAGATAGAGTCCTGCCGTGAGGATATTGAGAGTGCCATCAGAGCCACGCCCTTTGTGCTGTGGGGCGACACACTAGATGAGGACACCCAAAACGAGCTTATCAAATGGGTAACACCCCACATCAAGACCTTTGCCGAGCTTGCCATGCTTGCCAAATGGAACGGACATGCCATCGCCGAATACGTCTATAAACACGATGACAAGGGGCGGATTGTCATTGATAAGGTGCTAAACCGTGAGGGCGAGCTTGGGCATTATAAATTTAAAAGAGACGGCACGGTGCTGTTTGATGACCATGGGCGTGATGAACCAATAAATACCGCCGTCAAAAACTTGGTGCTAACCCACAGAGCCAGTCCTGCCCGTCCTATGGGACAGATGATGATTATCAAGGCGTATCCGTCCGTACTACTGCGTGGTAAAAATTGGGCGTTTTTGGGGCAGTTTATCAAACGCTACGCCCAGCCCTATGTCGTGGGTAAGCAAGGCGGATTTAGCATGATTGAGAGCTTTACCGCTAGGCTGTTTGAGTTTATCAATGGCGGGGCGACTGGTATTGGGGCAGATGATGACATTAACATTCATCAGCTAAGTGCGGACGGTTCGGCATTTGAAATGGCAGAGCGCATGGCAAACAGCCGCATCCAAAAGCTCCTATTAGGACGTGTTAAAACGTCTGAGCTATCTAGCGGCAGCCGTGCATCGCAAGAGACAGACGACAAGACCCGCATTGACCGCATTGGCACATACTTAGAGCTGACCAAAGAAGCGATAAATCACGCCCTAACTGCCATGATAGCGGTCAATGCCTACTACGGCACGCCCCTTGTGTCGGGTGGGCAGGTGTGGTTTGACTGGAAAAACGAGAAAGCGGTGGATAAGATGCGAGCCGAGCGAGATAAGCTGTATCTGGACACAGGGACGATAGTTTTAACATCGGACTACTACAAAGACGTGGTGGGCTTTGAAGAGCATCATTTTAAAATTGTAGAGCCTAGCCCTGCCACCGAGCCACAGAATATGCCGTTATCCATGCTACTGTCCGATACCCACGCTGATACAAGCCACGACCATGACGATGAGCCATTGAGTGATAGACAGATTAAGATTGCCAATAACAAGGGCGAAAAGTTGCTGGCATTGGTTAAAGACGTGGACGACTTTGCAACGTTCCAAAAAAGGCTTGAAAATCTTGATTTGACTGATGATGACTTTGTAGATGAGCTTGCCAGACAAAACTTAACAGCTTATGTGGACGGCTTGACAGGCAAGAGCAACCAAGACGGGCAGACGGGGGTGTGATATGCCAGAGATTAACCATGAGCGACTGCCAAACAAAGACGCCACTGCCAGCTTTGGTGGTAAAGTCCTACTGACTACTCAGCACCATGCAGAATTAACAGCGTATGAACACGCCTTAGCCTTTACCGTGGCTCGTATCGCTGATAAGGACATGCTAACCGAAGTCCACAAGGCGATGAAGCAGGCGATAGAGAACGGCACCAGTTTTTCCGATTTTAAAAAACAGCTTAGACCGTACCTTATGGCAAAAGGCTGGCTTGCTCCGACTTTTAAAAATGACAACGTGGACGATGACAAAGAGACGTTTAGAGATTATCAAAAACATCTGGGTCATCGTCTGCGTACCATTTACCACACCAACAAAGCCACCGCTTATGCAGGCGGACAATGGGAACGCATACAGCGTACCAAGGAGCTATTGCCTTATCTGCAATATATGCCAAGCGTGTCCACCAACAAGCGAGACGAACATAAGCAGTTTTATGACATGGTACGCCCTGTGGACGACCCCATTTGGGCAAGTATCATGCCCCCCAATAGCTTTGGGTGCAAATGCTGGGTCAAACAGCTTACCAAAACCCGTGCCGAAAAAATCCTAAATGAGCAAGCCGAAAAAGGCATCGTCTATGACATTGACATGGAGCAGGTCAAACACCCCCTAACAGGCGAGATGATGAGTGTGCCAAAGGGTGTGCATTTTAGCTTTAATCATAATCATGATAGGCTGACGGCTCTTTTGAAGCTAGCAGAGGATAAGCATGGGTTGGCGTTTGGGCTTGATGCACAAACTGCCCTAAAATCATTTATGGTAAGCTATGCAACACAGACAGGATTTGTACAAACAGCAGATTTTGGTGGCATTGTCTATCGTGAGTCTGAAAAATTAAGACTTGAACAAGAGTTAAATGGCAGTACACGACCTTTTGAGGGTATGGTGGCAGATGAATGGCAACAAAAGTTTGATGTAGAGCTCGTGCGATTTGACCCTAATATTCACAAAGTCATGTTATCAAATGAAAAAACAGGCACGCCAAAATCCGCAGACTATGCCGTAATTGCCAAAGACAGCGAACCCAAAGACTGGGTAACGATTGATTTTTTATTTGCCTTTGACAACACGCAAGCAAAAGAAATGGCTTACCAAATTTTTGAAAGCAAGAAAAAACGCCATGCTGATGCTTGGGATAGGGTTAAAGACACGATAGATGAACATTTATTGAAGGCAGATATTGTACCAATGGATTTACGCAAAGCAGATGCAAGAATTGCTACAAAAATCATCGCTTATGTGCTATCATTACCCAAAGAAAAACAAAAACAGATTGTGTTTGTTGTGGAGTAATCATCATGACAATGTTATACATTAACGAATATAACCACTCGGATAAGACAGAAAACCTTGCGATAGATTTAGATGACCGCTCTGGTAAGTTTTTATTTGACTTGTTGCTTGACCCTATCTCAAACAGTATGGCAAAACAAGGCGACAATGAGTGGGGGGTAGATTATCAGTTGTGGTGGAATATTGCAGAAAGTCAATCGTTAAATGACCTGCCTAGCGATATTTTTATGCAGGCTTATGGGCTTATCCAAAAATCTGACAATCAAGACCTAAAACCCTTTATGCTAGAGATTTTGCAAAAAATGCAAGCCGACCCACGTTTTAAAAAGGTGTGATGATGAATATAGAAAAAGAGTTAATAAAGCAGATTTTTTTGAGCATTTATAATGGCGATATTGGTAGTCTGTATCTAGCATTCAAACAAGCCAAAATCATTGCCGACTGCCTAACGACAGGCTATGTACCCAGTAATGAAAGTTTGTTTAAAATGCTAGATAACCAAGATGATTTTAGGCTTTATGAGCGTTAAGCACCCCCAAAACATCAAGATATATCGTAACAATACAATCTTTTGGATTATCTTTTAGCTCTTTGGTGAGTCTTAGATTGTTTTGTGATTGTGGGTTATTAATAACGAGTTTGGTAAGCTCTAAGGCGATGTGCTTGTTGGTTTCGTTGGTGTCTGGATGATTTGACATAAGTTCTCCGTTGTTCTTTGCAATGACCGCCCTATCTGACACATAGGGCGTTTTTTATTATAGCACAAGGGTGAATCCAAAGCCCTACTTTTGAACCCACCCCCAAATTGGGGATTTTTTATGATTTTTTGACCCCACCGCCAAAACCTACCCCAAAGATAGCGTTTAAATTTTGCTGTAACCCCTTTAAATTTGTTGGAATAAAATTTTTGCACCCATTGCACCACGTCAATTTTATCACGCCAAAAACCCCCTTAAAATCGCTTATGGGGCGTGCCTGTCTTTTTGGGCTGTCTATACCTACCGCCAAACCACCATTTTTTGGCAAAATAGGGCTCCATTCACTCCGCCAAAATCGGCTGTAACCCTTGATTTAAACAGGTTTAAACGCTCTTTTAGGGCGGTTTAAATACAATCCCTGAACCCCGTCATCTTATCGCCCCTACTGCCATCTGTCATAATCGCCGAAAAATTGACATATAAGGCGACCATGCACTACCTACTCACCGAGACCACCCCTGCTACGATTGCCCCTGCCAACCAAACGGACAAGGCAGTCAAACGCACCTTTAATGGCATTGCCAACAGTGGCAAGCCCTTTGTGTATCATGGCGTGCGTGCCATTGCTGATTTATCTGACATCACTTTTGCTGACAAAGTGCCTGCTTTATTGCTCCACGACCGAGACAAGCGAGTGGGCTTTGGCGTGCTGTCTGTGGCTGACAATCAGCTCATCATCAAAGGTGAGTTACTAGATAACGAGCATGGACAAGCCTTAGCCCGTGAGTCTGATGACGGCTTTCCATTCCAGATGTCCGTCCACATCATCGCCGACTACGAAGAGAAGCTGTCGCATGGACAGACGGCGGTGGTCAATGGGCAGACGCTGACGGGCGAGATTACCATTTTAAGAAAATGCCGAGTGTCGGAAGTGTCTTTTACGCCCACAGGCGTGGACAATCAGACCATGGCGATGATTTTATCCCAAACCCACAACCAAAAGGAAAATGCAATGAGCAATCCAAACCCACCCCAAAAAAGCGGAACTGTTGATGAAGCGGTTTTGGCACGCATGACTGAGCTTACCAACCAAGTGCAAGAGCTGACCGAGCAAGTTCAAGAGCTGACCAAAGAAAGAGATGAGCTAAAAGCACAAAAAGCCAAAGCAGACGAACAAGCCAAAACTGCCGAGATTGAAGCTCAGCTATCACAAAAAGGCTTTACCAAAGACAACAAAGGCGACTGGCAAGGCATTGATAACGCAACCGTGCAGGTGCTGTTGTCGCTTGATACAGACAAAGCCAAAACCATGATTGGCTCGCTGTCTGCTCCCAAGCAGGGCTTGCCTGAGTACCTACTGTCCGAACAACACGGCACAGGCACAGGACAATCTGCCAACCCAGCCCCAACCAATCCATTGGTTGCCAACGCCAAAGCACGCAAATAGGAGTTTATCATGTCCGACACCCAATCAGTCCCAGCCGTCCCTACCCCTGAGCCTACCACGCTCATCACCATAGGCGACATTCTAAAATCCGAAGCCGACCGCCATAGCCGTGAGAACATCAAGGCGGACAACATCAAAATCGGTCAATTAGTTCAGCACCCAATCCGAAAAAAGCCCCTTGTGGCACTGTCAAACACAAATGCCAGTGGGCTTGTACTGGTACAACCGCATAACTGCGTGATTAACCTAGCCGTCATTAAAGAAGCCGACATTAAGGCGGTGGCAACGTCTGTGGATGCCTTTATCAAACAAGGCGATGAATACGGCATTAAATACATCGGTAAGCCAATCACCGATGCGTCCGTTTGACCGATGTCCGTTTGACCGATTAAACCTGATTTAAACCCATTTTAAGGAGTATTTATGCCTTTATCTGATAACCGTATTTTTGGCGTGGAGTCTTTGACCGAAGCCATTAACGAGCTACCTGCCACCCCGTCCATTTTGGGGGATTTGGGTATCTTTAAAAAAGACTTTAAAACCACGACCCATGTGTCGGTGGAGCGTAAAGAGAACATCTTAACGCTGGTTGCCAACACACCCCGTGGTAGTGTGGGCGACCCTGTACAATCAAAACGCCACGCCCCAAAAACCTTTAACATGATGCACCTAGTCAAAGATGACGTGGTGCGAGCCGATGACGTGCAAAATATCCGCTCTTTTGGTTCACAAAATCAGACGCTTGCCGTTGCCGATCTGGTTAATGACAAAATGCTTGCCATGAAAGCGGACATTGATTACACCATTGAACACGCACGCTTGGGGGCATTAAAGGGCAAAATCCTAGACTCAGACGGTAAAACAGTCATCACCGACATTTACAAAGAGTTTGGCATGACCCGCAAAACGATTAACTGGGAGCTGTCTAATTCAACCACCCAAGTTACCAAGCTCATCAACAGCTACAAGCAAGACATTGCCAAGCTACGCCGTGGCGAGTCGGTAACAGGTCATCTGTGCTTGGTGTCGCCTGAGTTTATGAATACGCTCATCGCTCATCAAAGCGTGGAGAAATACTACGCCCGCCACCAAGACGGTCTGCTGTATCGTGAGGGCAATACCGATGTGGAATTTGTCCATAACGGCATTAAGTTTGTGGTGTATGCCGATGAGTTTGACAGTGGGCTAAAACTTGCCGATGATGAGGGTATTATCCTGCCATTGGGGACACGAGGGGCATTCTTTGAATACTACGCTCCTGCGGACATGAACGCCACGGTAAACACCAAAGCCCTTGCTTACTACGCCATGCGTGAAAAGCTGGGCATGGATAAAGGCTGGGAGCTACACGCCCAATCCAACCCCCTGCCACTGGTGCTACGTCCTGACCTTGTGCAGACCATTAAATTAACCTAATCGTGATGTCGGCGAAATCGGTTTTGCCGACATAACTAATTTATCGATAAAGGAGTAACCATGATCAAATTCCTATCCGCCCTTGCTATCGCCTGTATCAACTCAGGACTACTTAGCCAAAAAGAGCTTGATGACAAAAAGCTATCACAGGACTTTTTGGAAAGCCAAATTGATGAGGGCAAAACCACCTACACCAAAATTGGCGACCGTCTAATGCACTGCACTATTACCACCAAAACAGGTTTTGTGGTTACAGGTGAAGCGGTGTGTGCATCTGCTGATAATTTTGATGAAAAAACAGGTCAAGCCATTGCCTACGACAATGCCTTTGAAAAGCTCTGGCAAGTGTATGGCTTTTTGCTACACCAAGCATTAAATGCTGGTTAAATGACAATGTTGGCGAAACAAATGTCGCCAACATATCCCAACTCTTTAATTTATAAGGATAAATCAATGACACAACAAACACAATCCCTGCGGGGGCGTAAATATTCGGGTGATTTGTACGCTCGTAAATACGGCTCATCTGATGTATTTGAAAAAATGGGTAATGTTACCGAATTTACAACCAAAAGCGAAACCGAAAAAGACGAACTTAAAAGCACAGGTCGGGACGACTTTGGACAAGCCATTGAAGTGGAAGTCGTGCCACAACCCACTGAAATTTCCCTCAAATTTAATACTTTCGATAAACACGCCCTAGCCCGTGTGCTGATGGGCGAAGCGGTGGACATTGGCGGTGTGCCAGAAGTTATCAATGAAACTGCTGTCAAAGCGTCTAAAACAGGCTGGATTAAGCTAAATCACAACGACATTGACCCTGAAAACTTTAAGCTGAAAAACAAAAGCAAACAAGACATTGAAAAAGCCAAATACGAGCTAAACCCCCGTTTGGGTATGGTGCGTTTGCTTGACAGTACAGGCATTAATGACGGCGATAACCTACACTACGAAGGCAAAACAAAGGGGCGTAAAGGCTTTGCCATTGATGCCAATACCTTGCAATCAATCCCGCTTGAACTCTACCTAGACGGCAAAGACCGTATCAGTGGCAACGATGGCGTGCTGGAAGTGGCTCACGTTGTTTTGTCGGCTGATGGCGACATCAACTGGTTTGAAGACGGCTGGTGGGAGTCTGGTCTGACTGGCACAATCGTCAAAGACGAGGGTAAACCCGCCATGCGGTTTACAGAGTTTGTAGACTAATAAAATAAAAAACTTGGGCGATATGGCGTATTAAGGCTACGCCATATCCCTATCCGACAAGCACGCTGTCATCAGGCTAAGACCCAAGCACTCTGTACAGAGCGTGGCGATTTTAGCATAAACTAAACGGTTATGCACGAATTTTTATCACAAAAAATCATGAAAATAAGTGCATATATATGGAGATGATGATATGCGATTTTTATTTTGTCAAAACTGCAATAAAAAACTATTGCAAGTAGATTGTTTTGATAACATTGCGATTAAATGCAATCGCTGTAAACAAATCAATCATTTTAGCTGTGTCGCCCAATCACCAAAAAGCGTGGCAACACAGTAACAATTAACCCATTTTCTCTTTTGAGTGTCATAGAACGCCTGATTAGAACGCCTGCGAGCGTCATGCCCTGTTGGGCAAGAAGGTATCTATGACACTCAATCTTTTATCTCAATCAAAACGCTTTAAGACTGCACCCCTACCATTTGTGGGGCAAAAACGCCAGTTCATCGGTCGCTTTGAAAAGTTACTGCTTAACAACATTCCCAACGATGGCGAAGGCTGGACGGTCATTGACGTATTCGGTGGCTCTGGGCTACTTGCTCATAACGCCAAACGCCTACTGCCAAAAACAACCGTCATTTACAACGACTTTGATGACTACACCAACCGCCTTAAACACATTCCCACCACCAACGCCCTACGCCAAGCCCTGTCTGACATTTTAAAGCATGAGCCAAGAAGCCTCAAACTTAGCTCTACCGTCAAACAGCAGGTACTGGACATCGTCAAAGACTTTCAAAGTCAAGGCAAATTCATTGATGTGCAGACCATTGCAGGTTGGCTACTATTTAGCGGTCGCCAAGTCGCCGACCTTGATGAATTTATGGCAGAAAGCACACTTTATAATCGCATTACCAAGACGGATTATGAGCTGGCAGATGGCTATCTTGACGGACTTGTCATCACTTGCGAGAGCTTTGAACAATTGCTCACAAAACACCAAGCCACGCCCAACTGCTTATTACTGCTTGACCCGCCGTATGTTTGTACCACTCAAAGTGCTTATAACCTACATGAGCGTGGTGGGTATTTTGGCATGACAAAGTTTTTGACACTCATGCACTATGTCAAGCCACCCTACATCTTTTTTAGTTCGACACGGAGCGAGCTTTTGGATTATATGAGTTATGTCGAGCAATACGAACCGCACACATGGGAGCGGATTGGGGGATTTGAGCGGATTGTGGTAAAAGTAACGGTCAATAAAGGGCTTGGGTATGAAGATAATATTTTGGCGAAGTTTTAATCGGTTGTTTATTTTATCATTGCTTTGTTATTTCTTTTAAAAATTATCTTTAAAAACAAGTATTTATTTGCAAAAAAATACAAAAATAAGACTTGCTATTGTGGGCAGAATTTGTGGCATTGCTAGAAGCACCCTTGGACGAGCTAAGCTCTTGTCTTTGCAATGAGAATTTGGACACATAAACCAAACACCAAACTAAAATTTAAAAAGCATTTTAATTGTAAATTAAAATGCTTTTATTATGGGGTATTGTTATGTTATCATGAGAAAATTTTTTTTGACTTGGACGGACATATCATGAGTGCACCAAATTATTATCTGCATTGGATTAACTTGTTTTTATTAATAGCCAAACCCATAACGACAGACAACCCACTTGCAAAAGGTTGGTGTGTTTATACTGAAGCTGTGGACTTTGACTAGTGTATCTAAGGCATTAGCTGTGTAAAACACTTTTAATACAGTTGTTAATTTTTTAAAAGACCCTGAACCCCGTCATCTTACCCCAACCGTAAATCCCCTTTAAAATCCCCTTAATTAAATTTAAGGGGATTTTTTATGAAAAGTTTGGACACTGCCTTAACCATACACGCAGGCGTGAAAGGCATTAACGAGTTAAAACGCCTATCTGATGAGATAAAGGCGACAGGCACGGAAACAGACAGTTTGGACAAAGCCACCGATGAGCTACAAAAGTCGTGGAATGCCTTATCCGCCGATGAGCAAACCAAAAAAGTCAAAGCATTGGGCGATGAGTTTAAACGCTTAAAAAGCATCAGCGATGCCAAAATCTCTCTAGGCATTGATGAAGATAATAAAGCCAAAAAACAGTTAGAAGAAGTCAATAAAGCCTACGAACGCCTTAAGCTCTCAGGCAAGCTAACAGGCAGTGAGCTTGCCCGTGCCAATGAATTACACACCAAAAAAGTCAAAGAGCTAGAAGAACAGCTGGGCAAAACCACACTCACGGCAAGTGAGATGGCAGGCGAGCTTAGTAAAATCGCAGGCAGTGCAGGTGGTATGGCAGTGGTCGCCAAAGCCGCCATGGAATTTGAGACCGCCATGGCAGGGGTCAAGAAAGTCGTGGACGGCACGCCCGAGCAGATGTCTAGGCTCTCCAAAGAAATCAAAGATTTGTCGGTGGAGCTTGGCATGACTGCCACCGAAGTGGCACAGATAGCCACGATGGGCGGTCAGCTTGGCGTGCCGATTAACAAATTGGGCGAGTTTACGACCATGGCAGGTCAGATGTCAGTGGCATTTAGCATGAGTGCTGATGAGGCAGGTAATGCCGCCGCCAAACTTGCCAACGTCTTTAACATGCCCATCGAACAGGTGGGCGAGCTTGGCGATGTCATCAACACGTTGGGCAATAACATGGCAGCCAAAGAGCGAGAGATAGTCGATGCCATGCTCAGAGTGGGCGGTACAGCTCGTCAGTTTGGGCTTGTCAAAGAAGAAGTGGCAGGACTGACCGCCGCCATGATTGCCCTAGGCAAACCGCCAGAAGTAGCAAGCACCGCCATCAATGCCTTGCTGACCAAACTACAAACCGCCCAAAACCAAGGGGCGGGGTTTGCTGATGGCTTACAGATGATAGGCACCAGTGCCGATGAGATGGCAGATAACATCGCCAAAAACCCCCAACAGGCCCTATCAGGCTTTTTAGAAAAGCTAGGACAGCTTGATGACCGTCAACGCTCTATGGTGTCTGCCAAGCTCTTTGGGGCAGAGTATGCCGATGACATTAACCTACTGGTCGGCTCGCTTGGCACTTATAATCAAGCCTTGGGGCTTGCCACAGATAAGACCGCCACGGCAGGGGCGATGCAAAAAGAATTTCAAGCTCAAATGGACACTGCCGCCAAAAAGGTGACCCAAGCCAAAGCCGAACTCATGGCACTGGCGATTAACATCGGTCAGCACCTACTGCCCATCATCAGTGCCACAGCCGAAGCGGTGGGCGACATGGCAGGTACGCTTGCCGATATCGCCCACGAATACCCGACCATCACTCAGCTTGTCACGCTCATGGGCGGAGCGGTGGTGGCTGTCAAGGCGTTAAATAGCGTGATTGCTCTGACGGGTAGTTTGGGTGGTAAGTCTGCTTTGCAGATAACAACAGGCTTTTTGGGTGCTAAAAGTGCCATCGATGCGACCGCTGTTAGTGCTGACAAGATGAACACTGAGCTTGGCAATGCAGGTGTGCAGACAGCAAGCCTTGCCAAACAAATGACCAGCTTAAATAGCATTATGGGGGCATTAACTGCTTGGACGGTAGGCAAAAGCATTGGCGATTGGGCTTATGAGAATAGTAGTGCCGTCCGAGCCATTGGTGATGAGATGGGGCGATTGCTTGCTTATGCAGATGCCATCTTTACCGACCGCACCTTTGATGATGTCCGCCAGAATTTTGAAACGTCTGCTGAGAGTGCCAAACGTTTGGCAGATGAGACAGCGAATGCAAAAACTGCTACCGACAACCTTGCCCAAAGCCAAGACAATGCCACAGACACTGCTCTTGCCCAGTCCCAAGCCAACACCGAACTTATCAACAGTCTTGCCATTGCCAAAGCAGAGCTAGAACAGCTTGAAATACAGCTTGCCAATATGGGCATGGCAGGGCAAAAGAACACGCAGGATTATAAAGACTTACAAACTCAAATCGAAGCGACCAAGACGACCATCAAAAACTTGACCGATGAAGCCCAAAATCAGGGCTTGGGCGAGGCGATTAAAAGTGACCTTGAAAAAGCCAGTGGGGCATTTGACGCCCTAGGTCTTGACATGGACGAATTTGCCACGGGCATTGACGGCAAAACCAAATCCGCCTTGCAAGGGTTTAGTACGGTCATGAGTTTGGCAGGCGATGATGTCAATAAAATGGCAATGGCTTATAACGCTGTTAAGGCTCAGGTTGGCGACAATGCCAAAGCCCAAACCGAGTTAAACGGGCGACTGCTTGAAGCAGTAAACGGCAACAAAGAACTCGCCCAATCCGTCAAAGACACCGCCACCGCCCAACAAAACGCTAAAAAAGCCACCGATGAACAAGCCCGTGCCTTAGACGCTTTGGGCGTGTCCATGTCCGCCATCAATGCAGGCATGAGCAAATCAGGCAAAGACATGACGGATAATTTAAAAATCGGTCTGTCCGTCATCAAAGACACCGCCAAAGGAGCAGACGAGCTAAAAGTCGCACTCACCCAAGCCCTAGATACTGCCCTAGCATCCGCCAAGACCAAAGAAGATTTTCGGGCAATACAAACCGAGCTACAAAAAGCAGGGCTAACAGCGTCTGTCTCTGCCGAACAAATGAGACAGCTACACGCAGGGGCGACAGGCGGAGCGGAGGGTGTCCAAGAGCTAAACAACAAGCTAAAAGAGCAGTCAGAGACTCTGACTAATAACGACAAAGCCCTAACTCAATCGACTCGCAGCACAAAAGAGCTTGATAAAGCACAAAAAGACGCCGCCAAAAGTGCTGATGACATGGCAAAAGCGAGCCAAAATGCAGGTACTGCCACCCAAAACAGCAGCAAAGGCTTTGCACAAGGCTTGGCAAGAATTGCGATGGGCATCAAATCGCAGATGAATGCGATGGTCAGCATGGGAGCGACAAGCGAGCAGATTAATCAGATTTTTGACAAGCTAGCCAAAGAAGCAGGTAAGACTAAGCGTAGTCTGCGTCAGTTGGGTGAGTATTTTGGTGAGCTTGATAAACTCACTAAAAAAACAGTCAAATCAATGACTGACATGGATAGTGCGGTGACAAGCGCAACCAACAGTCTATCAGGGCAAAGCATGACAATGGCAGACTTGCAAAAAGCCCAAGAAACCTTGACTAGTGCCACCGCATTTAGTATTGGCAATCTGATTAGACTTGATAAGACCAAATTATCTGCCCTAAAAAATCAGATCGAGCAAGCCAAAAAACAGCTTGATGATATGGCAAACAGTGCTAAAAATACAATGCAAGACTTAGATGCCGAGCTTGCCAGCCTACAAGGTCGTGAGGCGGACAGCCAGCGTATTAAACAGGCTCAAAAACTTGCCGACCTACAAGCCAAAATGGCAGAAGCGGTGGTACGAGGTAATACCCAAGAAATCGCCCATTATCAAAAGGCTCTATCCCTACAAAGACAAATCAACGATGAGCAAAACCGCCAAGCAACTGCCAAAGCGAGCGAGCAAAGCATTAAAGCATGGCAAGAGAGTAGTAGCAACAGTACTGGCAATCTTACCGCCCAAGATGTGGCAAACGGTTGGAACGCACGGCTCGAAGCTGTCAGAGAGCAAGCCAAACATGAGGCAAAGCAAGAATTTGCCAAAGAACTCATGGACGCATCCAAACGCCAAGCCTACTAATCCCCTGCCAGTCCCCTGAACTCGTTCCCCTAATGCTCTGGGATAGTCTTTGGCATAATGACAAAAAAGGATAATATATGTGGCAACTCACCAATAAAACCAACACCCTAAACCTGCACGCCCAATTTATTTGGGTAGATGAATTTGACTGGCAAGCCCTTGCTCAGTCTGACCCTGTTTATACTTTGACAGGAGCGATAGACATACAACAAGGCACAAAAAAGGCGGGCAGACCCATCACGCTTAACGGCGATGATACTCGCACCACACGGGCGGATTTGGCGACTTTGCAAGCATGGGCGGACATACCAGAGCTTACGATGACCCTAACCCACCCTAAAGGCAAAGAATATAAAGTCATCTTTGCCAGACCAAATATTACCAACATCAATTTTATCAAGCAATATAAGCCCGAAGATGAAGAAGATGACGATAAATGCACGCTAAACCTGCATTTTTTAACCACAGAATAAATGCCCTTTAATCATCCATTAAATCCAATTTAAAAGACGATAACATGACAAAACGCACCAAACTCAACAAATCCGACCTAAAAATCTATCCGTCAGAACGCTTAACCGACAACGATGACGGCGGTGGGTTGGCACTAGGTACGCCCTTGACAGGGGCGGATAATGAACTCTTTAACCCCATCTCGTCCATCCAACGCATCAACGGCAGTATGATGACTCGCCTAGTCTATGCAGGCGTACAAAGGGCGGACGATGAACCGCTACTTGGGGCATACACCGCCATTACTAAGCCACCCAAAGACCCCAGCGTGTCTTATCTGCTCACACGGGCAAACAAATTTGGCGAAGTGCGAAGTGAGATTATCAAATCTATCGAAGCGTACAGCGTTGCCACGATAGAATCTCGCATGACCCTATTATCCACCCAATCAAAAAACAGCCGTATCGTGCAAGCATATCAGTCGATGGGTGAGCCATTGCCCCTAGTGGGTGATGTCTATTGCTTAAGACAAGACAAAAGGGGCTATGAGACTGCCGAGCAGTACATCAAAGTCATCAGCGTGTCGAGCGAGGAACGCACCTTTTATGCGGGCGAAAAATCGTTTAACAAAACCGTCATTAAAATGGAGATAAGCCAGCCCTTAGAACACAGCTTTGTGGGCGTGGAATATCCTGTGCAAGGTCATACCGATGCCCCTTGTAAAATCCGTGAAACTCATGTGGCGGACGCAGGGCAATACTATGGTGTCAAGCCCCTTGCCAAAGCCATCAAAGCGGGCATGATGAGCGTACAAGTGCCATCACTCATGGAGAAACTGGTGCCAACGACCCAAAGCGAGACTTTGCTTGCCGATTTGACCGCCAGTGGATTGACAGTTGCACTCTTTGATGGGGCAAAGGAGGCTATCACACTGACCATTAACAGCACCCAAAACAGCTTATATGTAGGCTCGGCTATCTTGCCAAACTCGCTGATTATCAGTGCAGGTAGCGGTAACATCACCGACACAGACGGCACGCTTACTCAAAACGGGCAAGCGGTGGGGGCGGTGGATTATGCCAGTGGATTGGCAACCTTTAACAGTACTTATGTCAACAAAGTAACATTTACCCCAGCCAGTGTTGCCGATGTCGTCTCGGACACCGCCAAAATCATCGTGAGCGAAAACACCCAGTCTTATAACTACATCGTCAATCTGCCAAGTCCTAGCACGGTAAGCGTGCAATACCGCTCACAGGGCAAGTGGTACAGGCTCACCCAAGGCTCACAAACGCACGGCTCGATTAATCTAAATCCCCAAACAGGCACACTCTCTATCACGTGTAGCGAACTGCCCGACATCGGCTCGGCAATCGTCATCTATTGGGGGTCATCTGCGACATTTATCAAGCGAGCCGACCTTGTGCCGAGCGTTAAAAGTGTCATCAGACTGCCCACCACGCCCGACCCATCGTCCATCACCTTGTCATGGCGTGGCGGTACTGCTCGGGTTAATGCCCAAGGGGTCATCAGTGGCGATGTCACAGGGCAGTATCGTGATGGCGTGTTGTTGCTTGACAAAGCCATCAAGGGTGTCACTGTCGGCTATAACACAGGCGATAAAGTGAGCCAAAATCACCCAACCCCCGCCCGAGACTTGCGGGGTAATGTCAGTATTGACATTGGCGATTTTGTCGCAGGGACGTTGCAACTGACTTATCCTGTCACCGTGGAGGGCTATGATGAGATTGCCCTAGGGGCGGTGATTAGCACCAGTGGGCGTAAAGGGCGTAACGTTACCCAGTCAGGCGATGGCTCGCACGGCACTTATGGGGCGGGGACGGTCTTTATCACGCTGACCGATGACGGCAAGGGCAATCTGATAGACAGCCACGGCAAAACCGTCGGCACGGTCAAAAATGGCAAAGCAGTGTTTAACCCTGACACCACGGTCTCCATCCCCAAAGCCAACTATCAAAAAGACAAAATTGGCGAAAAAGTGTACTCACAAACAGACACAAGCTGGGTGGGTGCCAATATTAATTATGCAACCAAAACCTACCAAGACGTCTATCGCACCAGTTTCACAGGGTTTAGTTATACCCCCGCAGGGGCGAACCTAGCGACAGGCGGTAGTATCACAGCAAGCTATTATGACAATCACCCCACATCGGCGGTGTCGCATAGCCTTGCCGTGCAAACGTACATTAAATTTGATGTAGGAGCAGGAGAGCTGATTACACCCAACTCGGTGCGATTTACCATGAACGGTAAGAGCTACTTTGATAAAGACGGCTCTATTTATATTAATCTTAAGACCGCCACAGGGCAAGCGGACAAAGTGGGGAGCATTGATTATAGTACAGGCGAGCTGATACTGTCTGACCCCATTGGGACGGTGTCGGTACAGTCTTTGACCACGAGCGTCAATGCAAATCGTACTGATTCTATCAGCTTTATCACGCCGTCCGCCCCAATCCGTCCGTCATCGCTGACCATCTCGGCAACTACCCTAGATGGCAAAAAAATCTCTGCCACCGCAAACGCAAAGGGTGAGTTTGAGGGCGAGTATATCTCTGGACTGGTTGATGTCGAATATGGGCTGGCATCGGTCAAATTTGGCAAATGGGTGCAGGCACAGGGTAATGAGAGTGAGGACTGGTACAATGCGGACGCTGTGGTGGACGGACAAATCTTTAAGCCTACCCATGTGTTTAGCTCATCTATCATATACAGCACCGTGGCTTATTCTTATTTGCCTGTGGACAGCACGACCATACGCATTGACACCGTCAGGCTACCCCAAGACGGACGTGTGCCTATCTTTCGCCGTGGCGATACCATACTCATTACCAACAGCCTAAAACAAGCACTCGGCTCAGCTCACAAGGCAGGTCAAACCATAGCCCTTGACCGCACCGACTTAGACCGCCTGTGTATTACCGACAGTACAGGCAAGGCGGTCAATGCCGAACTGTGGGATTATGATTTGGAGGCGGGCAGTATCACATGGACAAGTCCGCTCGATTTGTCCGATTATGCCCTGCCCTTATTTGCTACTTGCACGTGGGAGGAGAAAAACCGCATACACAGTGTAGATATTGACGGTACGCTCACCTTGATATTTCCAACCAAGCGAGATTATCCATTGGAAGACACATATGTCGCCAGCGTGCTGATTGGTGGCAATCTACAAGTGCGAGCGAGCGTGCCGTTTACTCAGCGAAACTGGACGAACGTCTGGCAAGACACCCGCATTGGAGATGAGCCATTAAACCGCTTAAATGTCAAAGACTATCCCATTATCCTCACCGATGATGGGGCGATTGATGAGAAATGGCTCATCAAGTTTACCAGCTCATCACAATTTGAGTTGTATGGGCAAACACTCGGCTTTGTGCTAAAAACCGACACCTTACAAGACTTAGCCCCAATCAATCCGTCCACCAAAAAGCCCTACTTTACCATACCTCGTGAGGCTTTTGGCACTGACACCCCATGGAGCGTGCAAGAGGTGGTACGGTTTAACACATGGGGGACGCTCATGCCTGTGTGGGTCATCTGTGCCGTGCAGCCGTCAGCGGACAACCCTAAGGGGTCAGACGGCTATACGCAGGTGTTGTTTGGCGATACGACCGAAATTTAAAGCGGTTTTAATTGTATTTTAAATGTTAATTAATCAATCTTTAAAGGATAATTTATGAGCTATTTAAATCCCATTACCCTAATCCCCAGACTCTACCAATCTACCGACCCAGTTGCCCCACAGCTACTGGGGCAACTGGGCGACATCAAATCTATCTTTAAGGCTTGCCTAGTAACTGGCTATGGCAATAAACAAGGTGCTGGCTATACGATTGAGAATGAAACAGATGTATCTGCTGAGTTTATCTCCCCAAACATCATGATGAGTAAAATCGGGGTGGAAGAAGTGAATGACTACTGTTATCCATTTTGCTACAATGGTACACAAAAAGTGCGTGCAAATTGGAATGCAGGACAACTTAACACTTATGAAATTAGACGGTTCAAGACAAGAGGCTGGGTCATGCTCGTGTGTGAGCTTGGGCTGTATTTTATTGTTACTGTCAATGGTATGAGCAAAGTAAACTATATGGGGCTGACCAAATCAGCGATTAACGACAATAACCAAAACATGGCTATGCTTAGTTTGGGTTATATAAGTAGCAGTAGCACTTCTTCGCCAATTGGACTCGATTTTAGACTTGGCAAGCACACTGGTGCCAATTTTTTGTCAAATGGTGCGTCATTATCTTGGCAATACAACAAGCAAGAAACATTTTTTATTACAATGGTCTCTGATGTCTATTATAGGTCAGATGGGTCTGTATTGTCTCATCAGCCAGCCTTACTGATTAAAAACGCAATGACCTCAAACCTTGAAAGGCGTACAGTGATAACAGAATATCAAGGCAGACCTGTATTATCGGTATTTTTACCTAATAGCACGTCTGACTGGGCTATCGATGCTTATGCTTTTGGAGCGATGATTTATCTTGATTATTGGGAGTACTAATGAACGCAATTACAGAAGTACACAGCATTGCGGATGTTGAGCTTATGCTACCTAATCTTGGTTATGTTGCAGGTGATGCTGACGGCATTGTAACCATTGGCGGTGTCCCTGCCCGCCGTGAAATGGTGGTGTTTAATATGGATTTGAGTGTACATTCACGCTTTTACAGCTTGGACAATGGGCATTATCTGATTAACAATCTTGACCCAAATCAGCAGTATCTCATCATGGCACGAGACCTGCCCCCATCCGATGGGGTGGAGCGTTACGAACCTGCCACTTGGGATTATGTAACCCCCATGAGCGACAAAACCCAAGCCGAGCAAATGGAACTGTGGCAGTCATGGCAGACCTAACCCGTGATAAATTGCCCTTGCCACTGACACGGCGGATAAGTGATAAGCCACCGTCCGACCGCTTGCCATTATCACTTAATCGCAAGTTAGGCACGCTGGATGTGGTCTTGCCAACACCGATTGACCCAGTACCCAAGTCCACTGACCCAACCCCAAAAAGACAAAACCCTGTCATGGCGGAGTTTGATAGCCTAATATCTGACCCACAGGGCGTGAATATGGGCAGACAAGTGAGTATAGCAAGTGATGAGGTGGCACGGGCGTATGGTGTGGTGTATGGTGATACGCTAACAATGACTTATGGGCGTGATATGTTCACTCGCCATTTTATCCCTGTTGCTAGTGGGGCAGATAGTGCTATGGGTACACCTTATCTGATTGGCAGTGTCTATCGGCACACATGGCAAGCTCTCATGGCACTTCACCACGCTCATCACATTAGCGTGGGCGATGATGTGAGGTTATTTAGTTGTCATGTGGCTGAATATGGGGCTAAGAGCTATTTGCAGGGCTGTACACATGGCAGATTATCAGACACGCAGGGGCTATTTGGCGATAACATACACCAAGCGGATAGTGCACTAATTGCCCACCCTAGCACGCACACCATCACCCATAGCGTGCCTGTGCCTTGTCGCTATTATCCGATACCAGAGCCAGAGCCTGATAAACCTGTGTCGTATTGTAGTATCAGGCCGCCATCTGACCGACTGCCACTGGCTTTAAGACGCAAACGAGGAGAGCACCCTGCGGGTTCCTTGCCTCTGCCTCTCCTCTGTTGGCATGACTTACCACCGACCACCACCCCAAATTTAGGAGCTTATATCGTGCATAATACCATCACCGCCACCATCGGTGGTGTCAATGCCAATCCTTTGTCGTTTAGTATCAAAACAGACATGGACAGCTTTTGTTGGCAAGGACGCATTGAGATACCCACCAAAGACTTTGCCAAAATCAAGGATAAACTGGGTAGCCGTGGTAATGAGCCGATGATTAGCGTGGTCATTAACAATCACCGCTTTGTCATCATGGGTGAGGAGATAAGCAAAAACCGCTCGTTTGTCAATCATAGCTACACCCTATCAGGGCGAAGTGTTACCGCTCGCCTGTCAGCAGACTACACGACAAATAAACAAGGCGGATTAAATCAAGCCTTATTTGCCAGTCAGCTCTGTCAGCAAGCATTGGCAAATACAGGCATGACGGCAGAATATCAAGCCCCTGATTGGCTCATCAGTGCAGGGGTATATAGCACCGATAAGACACCGATTGTAATACTCTCCGATGTCGCTCATGCGTGCGGGGCGTTTGTATCAAGCCATGTCAGCGAGCCACAGCTTATCATCAAGCCTCGTCATAAAGTCCCTGCTTGGAAGCTTGCCACTGCAGAGCCTAATCTTATCTTGGGTCTTGACCCCATTCGCCAAATCAGCGAGCAACAACGGGTAAGCCCTGCTTATGACAACGTTTGGCTGACCAGCACCGCACGCTTGGATAACGTCTATCGCAAACAATCGGCACGCACCAATGAAGCCTCCACACAGTCCAATGAGCTGTTTACCGACCAAATCGCTACCATCGCCAAAGGTGTACAAATACTCTCAGACTCTGGTACGCACATGGACATGACGGTAACGACACGCTGGTCAGATAAATACGGCTTGCCCCTTGCCACGCTAGGCGATATCTGGCAAATCAACGATGAGGGCGGATATAAGGCGGTCGTGGTCAGCGTGGACGTACAAGTCAAAGTAGAGGACGGTGTGCCAAGCGTGTGGCAGGTGGTGGGGCTTGATAGGTATATTGGACATTAACACCCAATTATATTATACATTAATGCTCTAAAAAGTCAATAATTCAAAGGCAAAAAACATGAATTTATATCAAACATTTAATAGACTCTTTGCCACACCCAAAGGCGTGGCACAAATCACAGGCCAAAAGGGGCAAGGCGTGGTGGTCGGGCAGACACTCGGTGGGGTGTTTGTGGTGCTAAGCGGACAAGCAGAGGTGGGCGATATGGTCTATTATGACCGACAGACTCATGAAATCACAGGGCAAGCTCCGCAGGGGGAGCGAGGGGAGTTTGGGGTGTAAGTTTGTTAGATTAATATCTGCATACTGTGATAAAAATATCTGCATAATTGGGTTTTCTTTATGCAGATATTTATGTTATTTTATGCAGGAATTTTTGCGATTTTACAGTTTGGCATACTTTTTAGACTATTACCCAAAAAAACAAATCAGGCGTGTGAATTCCTCTCCAAGGGGCGATTGAAAACATTACCACCTTTGTCAAACAAGCTGAGTGTCATGGCCAGAGCGGACAAATTTTCAGATTTGATGAAATCATTAATGACAGAAATATTGCCAATTTCATAGACACAGACGCAATTTCCTTGCCATGAGCATCATTGTAAAGACCTTTAAAGTAATCTTTGGTGTCTTCAAGATTGATTTTTCTACCTTCACGAATGGGCGTGGTAGGGGTTAAGATGATGGACTTCTTGTCGCCAAAATGCTTGGCTTGGCTCAAAAATCGCCTTAATGCCTCAATAAAGGTAAAAATTTGCCTGTGTCAGCTCTCATCACGACATCGATATCTCATCATCATTAATAAAAACCTGATAGTTGTCGATGGCGCAATGCGTAGATAACGTGCTGGATATATCGCCACTTTTGTGAAAATCATCAAAAATACCCATAATATTACCAATGGCTTTTTCTTGGCATTCTTGCTGTTCATAACAAATTTTTTTCTTGATTTAAGCCATTTACCACATCAACCCCTGATTATTTGCAAGGTTGATAACAGACATATTGTGCTAGTGCTGTGTGCTCCAGCTCATATCAAAGGTTTATTTAAAAAAATTAGGACACGCCTATCTTTTTAACGCGATTTTCATTTAGAAAATACCCCAAACCAGAGATTTGGGGTATTTTAACGACATAGATGGATTTGTAAAATCTATCATTTTTTGCCACGGTTGGCAAATGCACCGAAACGCTTGTTAAAGCTTGCCACACGACCTTCGTTAGACGCTTGACGTTGTTCACCAGTATAGAATGGGTGAGATGCACTTGAAATATCAAGTGGGAAGTATGGATACTGGGCACCTTCGTACTCACGAGTGGTCTTGGTTGCCACAGTAGAGCGAGTTAGAAAATAAACGTCCGCATTGGTGTCGTGGAATAATACCTCACGGTATTCTGGATGAATGTCTTTACGCATGATAAAAGTCCAATAAACCTAAGCACTAATAAAAAGGCATTTTCAAGCAACGCTTGCCGATTGCGGCCATATCATCATCAACCAACTTTGACATGATACACCACACCGTCGTTTATTAGCCAACTTAAGTGGGAGTTATATGGGAAATAAAAAACGCTATTTTAGCCTAAATTTGCCAAATTTTCAAGAAAAATTGTCATATTGGTTTGATTTTGTTATACTTTGCTTTTGAATTAAATAAGGAAAACCCCATGCAACTATCCAACCTAGAGCACCTACCCAATTACACCATCACCGAACGCCTAGACGTGGTCTATGGCAGTACTGTCCGCACCAAGCACGTTGGTAAGGATTTTTTGGCGGGGCTAAAAAACATCGTGGGCGGGGAGCTTGTCGCCTATACCGAGCTGTTAGAAGAAGCCCGCCAAGAAGCGTTGGAGCGTATGATAGACAAAGCCCGTGCAATGGGGGCGGATGCTGTGGTGGGCGTGCGTTTTTCTACGTCCAATGTGGCGGTGGGTGCGTCTGAGATTTTTGTTTATGGCACGGCGGTAAAAGCGGTGCGAAATGCCCCGTTTGAAAACACACAACAGCCCCCTGCGTTTAATCCGACTTCGTTTGAGTAATTGATATGAACATTATCAAGCTGATTTTTGATAATCTGCAAATCGTCATCGCCATTATTTTGTTTTTTGTGGGGTGGTATTTTGGTACGATGAATGAGCGTAAGCACTTGGAAAGCCTTGATGATGACGAGCATTTGCTTGGGCATATCATCATCTCAAACGAACGCTTTTTTCTGCCAATGGTGCAGACGGACGGCACGCTTGTGATGGGAAGCGTGTCTATCGCCCAAGATAGATTTAAGCTTGTGTTTGCTGATTTTTTGAGTTTGTTTGGCAAAAATTTGACCGTGTATGAGAGTCTTTTGGAGCGTGGCAGGCGTGAAGCGATTGTGCGTATGAAACAGCAGGCGCATGAATACGGCTATAACCAAATCTATGGCGTACGCATTGAGACATCAGCGATAGACGGTGGTGGCGTGGAAGTGCTTGCCTATGGCACGGCGGTGATGAGTGTGGGCAATCCGAATGTACCGCCAAGATTGCCAAGCCATCTTTGACAAACCTAACACCCCACATCATCAACATGCTTTCTAACAACCCCTGTATGCGTTAAGACAATCCTATAGGACAACTCATCAGACACCGAACAATACTTAATATGTCCAAAATGACCACGTGGACTAGCACTGACCCCAAAGTACTTAATATAATGCCTAGATGCTGACACTCTCATGTCAATTCTGCCATGTTTTAAATTAAGCCCATACTCTTTAATCAACTCACCATCATCAAGACGGGCATTACCATCTAAATCCCTAAACACGATAATTTTTACTCCCGACTGCTTATGGCAACGATTTGACTCATCGGCAGGACACATAACAATGTTTTGCTTAGTAATATGGCTTTGACTGCGGGCTTCTTTTAATGCATCAGTAACGACAGATGTAACATTATTTGCTTCCATCCCCCGCAAAACCCGCATCACACTAGGATAAGCAATCATACCAATCACACCAATCACAACCACGACCACCATCAACTCAATCAACGTGAACGCCTTTTGCCCACCCATTAATATCACCCTACGCACAAGCAAGTTACTCACATAAATATAAGTAAAGTTAAGTCAGCTATTATACACAAATTCAACGATTTTAAAAACCAAAACCCCCTCTATCAATGACAGAGGGGGCTAAATAAGG